TGAGTTTCATGAGTTTTACGATCTGGAGCCCGACGCTACGCCGCCCCAACACATAGTTCGTCACGTCCGTGGCCCCTGCCGCGAACGGGTCGTCATAGGTTTGCGCCGCGTGATTGATGATCCAATCCAGGGCGCGCTTCACTTCATGCGGGCTCGGGGCCGGAGGCTCTTCGCCCGGTGGCCAGGGCCGTTCCGCGCCAAGCGCGTATTGAGCCAAAGCTTGAATCGCTCTCACATCCGCCTGCTCGTAAAGAGCCGGATGCCAGACTTCCCGTTTTGTCATTTGAGGCGGCTACCGTGCTGCGGCTCGGGGAGCCTGCTTGGCAGGCGCTTGAGGCTTGGCTTGAGGCGGCGTCATCGCTTTCATAATCGCTTCCGCACCCTTGCCACCTTGCTCGGCAATCGCGCCCACCTGGCCCACTTCATTCATCATGGCCTGGGCTTCGGCTTGTTCGTTGGCGGCCTGACGGGCGGCTTCTACCGCCTCGATCGGCTTCATCCACTTGGCCTTGAAGCCCGAGGACTTGAGGGCGTCACGTGTGGCGCGGGTAAAGTCGATGTTTTCCATTTGCGCCGGATCCACTTGAAGCGCAGGCCCAAGGATGCGGTCGCGCGCTTCGATATAGACTTCGGCATCCGCCTGATCGGCCAGGTCGGTCAACGGCGAGCGGAACTTGAACTTGATCTCTTCGTCCATGAGAATTTCGGGCATTTCTCCCATGGGGAAGGCGCCGTTATCCATGAGAAGCTTGAAGACGCCGTCGCACAGGGGGTCAGAATAGTCCTCGACAATGGGCTCAAAGATCGGAGCCGACGAGCGCATGTGCTCTTCGAGACGCCGCCTGACCTCGAACGCTGTCATGGTCTTGCTGACTTCGGGGAGCTGGATCTTATCGAGGAAAAACCCGTGCCGGATATCCTCGCGAAGGGCTGCTGCAATGTTCTCGCCGATCGGGAACCCACCGCGGTCCTTGGTAATGGGGCGCAGCACTTCACCCAGGCGCTCATCATATTCGATGTCGGCCGTTGTCACGCCGCCAGGATAGAGCGCGATATCGCCGCGAATGGCGTCGGAGACCGCAATCATGGGCGGGTTGACGTAGGATTCGCCTGCTTCTCGCAGCGTCCGGAGCACGACCTGCATGGTGCGCCCATCGGGAAGCAGAATGCCGGTGGCCATCGAGACGCCATAGGCCGAACCCGAGACCGTCTGCCAGCGGGGGCACACATACGGGAAGTAGTTCAATCCCACTTCTTCGAGAATGGTTTCACTCTCGCACTCCACGTAGAGCGAGACATAGGGGAAGCCCTTGCCGCCCTTGGTCTTGTAGTCGTAGAGGCGCGAGGGAAGGACGACATGGCGGCATTTGAAGGTCTTCTCGGGTTCCTTTTCGCAGGCCTTTACGACGTCCTTGGAAATGGTCTTCGGGAAGTGGGTTTTCAGTTGCCTCGCCGAAGGGCTCCAGTTCCGGTGAATGACGTCGATCTTGCCCTCAGCGTTCTCACTCCAGGCGCAATCTCTGAGGTGGTAATTGCGAAAGAGCAGGCCGTCACCGTTGATATTGATGCCGTAGTAGATGACGCCATTGCCGAACGTGATGAAGTCGTGATCGGTTTCCTTGGTGGCTCGCACGAACATCGCAGGTCTGTCATACATGGCCCGCCACTGGATTTCGGTTAACCTCTCCATGAAGGCGCGGGCTTCCTCGTCCTCGTCTGTTTCCTCATCTCCCACATGCACCGAGAACCATTTACGGTCACGCGGGCGCATGTTGGCTGCGAGAAGATTGCCCAATTCACGCCTGGCGATGACCGGGTAGGACGAGAAGAGGTGATCGGCGAACTCCTCCCCGTCATCGCGCTGACTGGTGAAGTCGGCGCGTTCCGGGAAGAAGTTGAGAGCGATTTCCTGCCACAAACTGTTCAATGAGCTTTTGTCATTGAAGAGCTTGTCGCCGATCTTGATGACGTCGCGCGCCCGTTGATGGACCTGCTTCACGCAAACCTCCCCCTATGGAACCGGATCACGTTCTTGATCAGGCGCCGAGCTTCTGGCCAGACGAGCCCATGCTGGCCCCGCCGACGCCATTGAAAGTCGATGACCCATTGTTGGCGGTGAGGATCGTCGACTGGCGGCCCTTGCGCTTCATCCAGGCGCTTCGTGTCCGCATGGCGGCGGCTTCCGCGGTCGGGTCGTCCTCCATGGGCATGCGAACGGGGGACGGCAGGGAAGGCGCCTTGACCTTCGGCATATCGGGTGCTTTGGGGGATTTGAACATGCTGGCCATTGTCTTCTGTCTCCTTGGTTGAAATGACTTACTTCCGCCGTTGCTTCGCCGAGGCGTAAGCAAGAACGACTCTCGGCTTGACGCCGGTTCGTGCGAGCTGGCGCCTTTGGGCCTGATCGCCCCCGGACAGCACCATCATGACCGCGTCGCCCTTGCCGGGAGAACGGCCGATCCGTTCCTTGATCTTCTTCTTGTCCTCGACCAGGATGCCGCGCGCCGTCGGCTCATAAACGGGTGCTGCCAGATCGGCTCTCAACTCCGGGTCTGGAGGGAGCGCAATCGGCGAGCCCCCTTCCTGATCGGGATCGAGCATTTCCCGCACACGCCAGATGGCCTCGGCCCGCTTGTTGGCGAACGATAAAACGCCGTCTTTGGTTCGGGCTGACGACGGCGCCGCGCCATTGAAAGGCAGCACCGGAATGCCGTTGTCTCTCAACCGCATAATCGTCGTGCCGCCGAAGCCGTGGCCAGCGCCACCGCCTGCGTCCACCACCACGGGCGCATTATCGCGCCGATGCTGAATGATGCGGGCCGCCGCGAGTGATCCGTCCTTCGTCTCTTCGCCTTGCGTCGAGATCAAGTTGCCGACCCATCCACCATGGCGGAAGGCCAATTCAGCGCTGTCACGTCCACCACCGGCCGGATCAAAGGCCATGGCCGTCATGGCAAAGTCCTTGTATCCGTCGGGTCTCCACCGGGCCTGGGCTTCGATGATCCATTGCGTCGGGATCACCTGGAGATCGGCGTCTTGGCGAGCGGCCATAAAGTTGCCGTCACGAACAGCCGAGCGAAGGGGCTCCGGCAATCCGTCGAGCTTGGCCTGATAATCGGTGCGGGCGAGGTACGGGTTATCCGAGAGCTTGGCTGGAATGAAGCTCCGGCTCATGGCGTAGAGCTTCTTTCCGGCGACTTCGGCGAAGGCGCGGGTCTTATCGTCCCGCTTCAAGTCGGAAGCAGGTATTTCAAGGTCTGTCCCATCGTCGGCGGTGACAAACCAGCGCAACTCCCCTTGCCCGGCAGGTTTCGGGTGGGTGATGTCGAGCCAAGGGCGGAACATGCCGACAATGAAGTCGCCGGACGAATCAACCGGCGGGTTGGTGCCAAGGATGGCCCGGCAGCGTTGAGCCGGGTCCGACGAGCGCAGCCAGCCCAAATGGAACCGGATCTGACTTTCGAGGAACTGCACCGCCTCGTCGAAATACTTGAAGTCAAAGGCGTGGCCCTGCCAGGCCTGCTCGTCGCCCGCGTGCTGATTGGCGCCGAATTGAATGTAGCGCCCGTCGGAAGTGCGAAGCAGCGGCGGCGGCGAGCCGTTGAAGCCCGTCTTCGAGCCGTTGATCTCGATGGCCCGCTCAGTGAGAGCGGACAGGTTTGCGTACTGGCGCCGCATGAGCAGCGAGCGCTTGTGCGCGGTAAAGGCAAGACCCAGACCTAAATCCGATTTACCGCCGCCGCCTTGTCCCCCATAAAGCAGGATGTCGGCCGGGTGGTAATAGGCGTCCATTTGCGGCCCGATGGTTGGTATCCATCGCATGCCTTTGGTCGCTTCTTCGGCTAGGTCTTCGAGTTCCTTTCGAACTTCAGGTGTGGCGACCTGAATGCGGGCGAGAATGTCGTCAAGTGCTGACGCCATCGGCCTTCTGATCTTTATGGGTTTCCCCACGTCCTACGGCACGGCCCAGAGCGAAGGCGACCTTGCGGGCCAGCTCCAGTTCGGATGTCTCTTTGGTCTCAATCGGGCCGCCATTGGGGCCGGAGATCTCGGTCTTATCGGTGAACATGCCGAGATGCTTGCCAAGCCGCTCAAGAGCAACCTGCTTCGAATGCAACTTGACCTTGATCGTGCCGCCGTCTTTCGTAACCGTTTGGCTGACTTCCTCGACGGCCGAGCGCTGCTCTTCCGTCAACTCATCGCTGCTCTTAACGGTGACACCGGCCGGTCCCCAGGTGAAGTAGTCCCCCGCATTTGAGAAGCCAATCTTGGCGAACTCCTTAATGATGCGATCGACGGTCACCTCATGGCGCTTTTGGTGCATTTCCTGGAGCGAAGCGACCCTTAGTGCAACCTTAGCGTTCTTGAGCAGTTTCGATGCGTTGACCGCA